TGTCATCTTGGCGTTGAGCGTATCCTTCTCAATCGACATAAGTTCGTAGGGCATACCGTACACACTGTTACACATGCGCAGAATCGTCGATTTTCCTGATCCGGCATATTCGTAGATCACGTTAATAATCGAGCCCTTCAACCCAGTGAACTTCATTAGTGGAGCGCCAAACGCGGTTAAGGCTCCAAAAGCGTGGGGCTCCATGCCCTTTAGTGCGTACAAGTTGAATACTTCCTTCCACTTGTCTATGTCACCCTTCTCGTGAACCTTCTCGGCAAAGAACTCGGTCGTTGACGATGATGGGCTGTAGAACGTACCGTCTTTGGTAATTTCTTTGTTGCCCATAATGAATTTGCTGTCTCCCTCAACCCATCCAAATTGTGTTCTCATAAGCTCTGCTTTCTTTGTATATTGCAAATTTTTTACCGCCGTAACGACATACGTTGCAAGACTTTCATATTGCTTGTAGTGCGCCATTACGCCCTGCTGGGCAAGCTGTTTGCGCAGCTCGTCCTTCGATGAAATAGCCGCAGTGGTTATCGCAAACTCTTTCACCCCGTCATGGGGTAAGTGGAGTCTGAACAACGCCATTTCACCCAACTCTTTATCTCTCATGCGCTTGAGTACATACAAGTCATGCTCGTACACCATTGCTGGCGCTTCTTCGGAATCCTTGGGCGGGCGAACATACACGCCGCCTTTTTTACCCCTGAAGAACGGGAATGGGTACTCAGGTATTTGGTGTGTCTCAACACCCTCTTCAGTTTCAACCTCTACTTCGTTGTCATCTTCTGTTGCTTCTGCTATCTCTATACCCAACACAATGGGTGAGGTGATCTTGCCTTTGTGCGGACAGCCATCACAACCACCGGGGTTGCGCTCTTCAAATGTTGTGCAATGGTGTGGGCCACCGCGCTTGCGGATATTCCTAAGCTTGTTGTTTACCTCGGCTGGGTCATATTCAGGGTGGGCGCTTGACATCTTGTGCGCCGCTTTGTCTCCATCTACGCAGAAAGCAGGAATTGACAACGCCGACATCCACAGTGGCTCATCAATTTCGGCTTGATTTTGAAATACGTAATTCAGTTGTGCACAGCCATCCTCACCTTTGAGCATGATGGTCTTGAACCGCTTGACCTTGTTACCCAACAATGCTTCCATCATTGGACTCATGGAAGAGGGTATGAAGTCCGGCACTTCTTCTTGTTCTTGTTTTGGCTCAGGTGCGCCCAGCAGTTCACGCAGTTTTTCAACCGACAGCCTCGGCGAAACCTCGTTCCAAACACTGACTGGCTTGGGCTCCAAACCTTTCTTCACGTTCATTGACTCGGGCACACGAAGAATCCGCGATGCTTCAAACACCTTGTCATCAACGATCAAGTCATGTTCTTTGCACAGTTGTTTTAGTTGCTTGGCTAATGGCTCCCATTCTTTGCGGGGCAACATCTCTTCAAGCAACCAGTAGGCATGAACACCATTACCGGAGTTCACCAAAATTGGTCTAGGTAAGCCGACTGTTTTGCAAAACTTCTTAAGCTCTTCCAGCCCTGTCTGCTGGTCTAGATAGCCCTCGATCTTCCCTTTGGAATTCGGTACACCCTTGGTCGGGCCGCAATCAATATCTAGCCATAAGGCTTGGACAAAGGCTACGTTCTCGTGCGTCCTATCTTCAGCGGGGCCAAATTTGGCGCAACCAAAATACACATTGACCTGCTTGGTGTTGAACTCCTGAATGAGTGTCTCGGCTTCTTCCCTTGTGTCTGCAAAACGCTGATCAACATATTTACCTATGCCAACTATGCAGTACCGTCCCTCCGTGGGTAGTACGGTGTCGAGCAAGTCAAATGTGGACATTGTTTATTTGCGCTTTTTATGCCGTGCCATGAAACGCTCTATCTGTTCGGCGTAAGTTGGAGACGGAGTGAACTCACCCCAAAACCAGTTGTAAACCGTCATGCGGCTCACCCCTAGCTCTACTGCCACTCGCGTAGCAGTAATCTCCCGCTCGATACAGAAGCGACCCAAAGCTACGCCCAAAGATTCAGCATCGGCTTTTTTGTTGGCGTCAACTAACTTTTGGCTGTAACCATAGGTCATGCGTTACTCCTCTTCCGTCCAAGCCGCTACCACTGAGTCCAAACTTTTCTTGGATGCGGGTGTGGCTTCAACAGCTTTCTTGGATTCACGCTTCTTAGGCACTTCAATTGGCTCATCATCTTCGGCATCAGCTTGGATGGCTTTGGCTTTGGGGGCCTCGGCTTTAGGTGCTTCCAACTTGGGTGCACGACCTGACACATCAGCTTGATATGGGGTCATGGTGACCATCTTGTGCACTTCGGGGAGCGCGGCTACTTTGCTCGTAACTGTGTGTTCGCCTTTGTTGATGAAACGCGCTGGCGTAAACAAAATAGACTGGTTGTCGTTGTCTTCATTGAAGCTCAACTGGGTAACAACGTAGTCCAAGCTCTTGCCATTGTTAGACAAGTATTTGGTGTAGCTCTCAAAGGGGTGAGTGTTGTCACCGACACTGTCACCAAACAAAGACTTGGAAGCCAAGTTCATCTGATACACAGAACCTTCAAGCGAAGTACCAAAGTCCTCTTCCAATACCACAGCGATGCGGCGTGAATAGCGGCAGGCTTTAGAGTTACCCATGCCCGAACCTTTGATGTTTTGCTCGCATGAATCACAACGGTCAGATTGCTTGTTAGCGGAACCAGCATCAGGCGCACTACCATCATTAGAGAAACAGTCAGGCGCAGTTGGCTCAGCGTCGGCACTCCATTGCTTTGCGTAGAAAATACGCCCAACTTTGGGGGAAGCATTGACAACGACAACATTCAAGTCGCCTTTGACCTTACCCATTTCTTCGCCGCCCACAACCTTACGGAAGATTCCGTTTTTAGGGACGATTCGTTTAACGCCAGTACGACCAGCAAGTTGTTTTGTAAGCTCACTGACTCCAGCGTTTTGCAGAAAGTCGGGGAGGTCTTGGTTTAACAAAGTAATGTTGCTCATTTTTCAATTTTCCTTAGAACGTCTAACTACCACGGTATATTGATTTTCGACATTCAAGCCTCTCGGCAGAAGGTCAGGATTCTCAGAAAGAAATTCCTTCATGTGTGTTTGATGAAGTCGTTTCTCTAACAGGCCAAATGCACCGGTCTCCTCAATGAAGTCGTACATCGAATCCCAATCATTTGTCCAGTACCGTGATTTAACCGAACGAATGATCGTGCCATGTTTTGTGCGGATGCTGTCAATACCCTGTTCTTTACAGGTGCTCAACATCTGTGTTTCAAGTACGCCCATCTGCTCATCAAGATCAGCGACTTTTGTTTTGTAGGTTTCTGTGAGGTCATCCTTGGCATCGCGTATCCTGATGTAGATAGCGGCAAGTTTGTCGAGTGGTATGGAAGAAGTGGTGACTTCGTCCTGAACTTCTAATACGTCCATAGTTAGCTCCAGTTGTTTTGAGGTTTTAGTTTAGCACAGAACTTGACATTGTCAAGTGCTTTCAGAAATAATTTCTTGCTTGTACAAATCAATTATTTTTGTGTGGTGTGCGATGTTGCCCCGCAAGTGAGCGTACATCTTTGTCTCTATCGGACTGCCTGTTATATGCACGATTGTCATTGGGTTAACTTGACCGGGTCGGTCAATTCGAGCATTGGCTTGTAAGTATGTTTCTACACTTGAGCACGGAGCGTACCAAATAATTGTGTCGGCGGCAGTTAGGGTAAGCCCGTGAGATGCCGCTTGTGGCTGGATGATGAGCACCTTTGGATGGGCGTGGTCTTGGAACTGCTGAACCAAGGCCGAGCGTTTGTTAACACTCACACTCCCGTTGATGACTTCACAGCTTATGCCGTGCTTGTTCAGGTGTCTTTCTAGGAGTTCGATGGTGTGGGTAAAGGGTACAAACACCAGCACTTTGTTGTTAGTCTCGTCAATGACTTCCTGCACCACGTTTAATCTGCCAGATACATCAAACTCAAGCACTTCTTTAGTATCCGTATAGACTGCACCACCGGATATTTGAAGCAGCTTGTTAATTTGTACGGCAGCATTGACCGCAGAAATTTCTTCTCCGTCGGCTTCAATCAACATCTGCTTCTTGAGTACGTTGTAGTACTTGATCTGCTGGGGTGACAGTGGGGCATCACGGTCAATAAATGTCAGAGGAGGTAGGTCAAGGCACTCCTTCTTCTCAAACCGAATGGCTGGTTGAAGTGCTTTGTGGACAATGTGCTTAGACTCGGGGCGGGGTAACCAGCGGTACTGCCCAACCTTAATCATCACGTTGTCTCTGAACTGCCCAAAGAACATAGGTATGCCATCGGGGTTCACCAGCTTTGCCAATCCGTAAGCATCCACAGGCGACTGCGCGGCGGGTGTTCCAGTCAACATCCATAACCCGCGTATAACTTTTGTTAGGTCACGCAAGTCTTTCCACCGCTCGGTCTGAGCATTCTTATACGCTGACGCTTCATCTACCACAATCAAATCGAACCC